TCCAAAGAAAACTGCTAAGCGCTATCTTGAGCTGAGAGATATTTTTCTGGAAAGGGGTCGGCATCGTTCTGTTTCAACCATAACTGTGAGTCATAATGCAACGAACGGCAATACTACAAAAGCAAGCATACGAGAGTCTCAATACTGGGTTCTTTTCCCAAAGCACAATGCCAGAGACACAAGGAATATATTGAAGACATACGGAGGATTAGAGAAGCACCAGATCGACGAGATATGTGATATGAAGACGCGATGGTGTTTCTATCATAAATCTATCCCACGATATGCCGTTGGCCAACATAGTATAATAACTTATGGATAGAATTAAATTAAATAATTTAATCCTCTAATAAATGTCAAACATTGCCCAGACACTCAATGTTTATTACACGGCGGCCCAATATGTGCCACCCACAGGTCAACAGACCCCAGCATTAGTCGATGAAAAACTAATTTTCCCACTGATTAAAGATGCTTCTCAGTTCCAAGTTGGACTTGTAAAGGCAAAAGTTCCGCTTGATACTATCCCACTTACACAGTCGAATATTCCTTTTCACGGCTGGCAAGTCGAGCTTCGGCAGGGTTCATCATCGGGATCTGCTTATGTCGAACAACTAAATACAACGACTGCAAATATTATTTGGAAGTCAAATGGTGGAGTGATTACAAAATCCAAATATTCTGATACTGGAGTCTTGACGCCACTTGGATCAGTAGACTTATCAGCCTATATCCCGTATATATCGATGTTTGTTGTGGATGATTACGAAAATTTGTATTGTATAGGTGGTAATGGCGTTAATCTGCCAAATACTCTATTTTACGTTTTTTCAAATTCTGCTGAGTCTCCAACCGTATACATAAGTGATAATACTTATACAGATTTACAATGTATTACAATTGACCGGAATCAAGTTATTTATCTTGCCTCCCTCAATTCTGGAGTCCAAGTATTTGCGAATACCAATAGTTTAACCAATGTACAGTTGAAGTTGGTCACAACTATCCTTGTTGATTTTAACAACAATCCACTTTTTAACGTTTCAACGGTGTGCTCTGACCAAATAACTATTGTTGGATACAACACGAATATGATTCAGGTATATGATGCTCTATATAATCCTATTTCATCTCCCATAACTCTAACTGAAATAACTCATCTCGGAAATCAATCTGCTATCCTTCACGATGAAAATGCGTTTTTACTTACTGGACTTAATAGTGAACCATTTTTGTATGGAACGACTCTTACCGCCCCCCATACACTAAAAAATATAAATACCACTCTAGCAATTTCTGATGGAGGAGAGTGGAATAACGGGAAACAAGCCCTAATGCCTATTCAAGAAGTTGGTTATGGTGTGGCGATTGATGGTTATGGTGTATACTCCTTTCCTTATTCAGGCGGGACTGGAGGTGTTCCATATGCCTATATTGCCGAATCACTCATAACTTCTATAACTTCGTCTCCCGATACTTATTGTGCATATGGAAATAGTTTGATTGCTTCCCCCTTATCATCTGTATTATACACTCTCGATACACAGAGCAATACACAACCTCTCGAGGCAATAATCCAAACGAATTTTAAAGTATCTCCTACAGTTGGAATTGAAAATTTTGACTTTCAAACCAATACTGGATTGGCTTTCGCAGTTGGACAAGATAATAATCTTTACAAATCAAATATCTCAATTTCTCCTCGAGTCCTATTCACTGCCGGAGGAATAGATAATCTTACGAATATGGTTTCGGTTGGAGTTAATTTCCCTATGCCTACAACGACAACCGCATTTAATCAGGTTGATTATGTCGCAAACTTTTCTGGAATTGTAGTTGAATATAGCCTGTCTGATGCACAACTTGCTGGAGTTTACACGGATGCGAATGGTGTCATTCACGGTTGTATTTCTGGCCTTGGTCCGGAGGGTATTCTTCATTTAATTACTGGCACTATTTCGATGCCATCTCAGGTGTTTACTGTGATTAATTCTACTGTTACTGTTGCTGCAGGGCTATATGCATACGGATTTTACGGAGGAGGAGATGATGGGGGGACCCAATGGAGTGCGGTAGCGGTGGGAACAGAAGGTAATACAACAATAGTGCAAATATTATCTGGACCAACGGATACTCCTGTATCACAATTGACATTCCCTAATGCTTTCTGTTATATTGGAGCAGGTATTAATACTGGAGTTAGTTATTTAGCAGTGACGCAAGGCTCTTTTATGTCAATCTATACTATGACGGATCCCACGACTCCAACTTTAACACAACCCGCGTTTATGCCATTCGCAGGCCCACAGCAGATGTTTGGAGTATGTTTCGATGGTCCAAATATATGGGTTTCCAATTCATACGGTCAAGCTTCAAATCCAAACCAGATTACGAGTTTGGTATTCAACTCAACATATTCTGGTCTTCCAACGGCAACAGTGATTGTATCAAATGGGAATTTCGCAACAGGACACGTCTTTTGTCGGAAGGCAGAATGTAATCAACTGGCTATCCTCAACTTTGATAACAAGACAGTTTCATTCTATTCGGAGACTGGGACTTTTCTGTTTAATACTGTTGTAACATCGGGATGCAATATCTTTCTAACCTTTTTGAAAAATCTAACTCCGATGTATAGTTGGACTCAAGTCACTATTACTGGTGCGGATTTCACGAGTTGTCAGTGTGTTGCAATTGATAAAAACTATACAAATATATTTTACATAACAGATACGGCAACAAATAAAGTTTTCTCTGGAGCATTGACTGGAAATACTTTGGCCTTGACTCCTTATGGAGTTCTTACTACTACTTGGCAATCTGTAAATTCTCTCCCAAGTATTGCAACCACAACATTACAAACATATAGTGTCTCATCACAGCACCCACTCAAATTTACATCTCTCGGAGAAGTATCGGCACTCGGAGTTACGAGAAATGTTGTCACTGGAGAATTTCTTGTTTGCACAAGCGCTTCGTCGGCCAATCTGAGTTCGTATCCTGCCTTAGCATTGACTCCTGCAAATTGGACCACATCATCTGTTCCCGGAGGATGCATCTTTGCAAAAAATGGAGAAAACATCGATGCGGGTCCAGCCAGTATTTATACATATCAAGTTCTTATCGACGCTATCAATTCGGCTTTTAGGGTTGCGTTTGTTAGAGCAAACATAAATGGGGCAGGATTTCTAACAGCTCCAAGCGTTTCGATGGACTTTACAACAGGTCTATGCACTCTGAATTATGATTCTGACTACGTAAATAGTGTCAATGGTTTGCAAACTTCAACAGACGGTATCCTATTCAATTCCGGACTTAATAATCTCCTAAAGTTCAACTCCCAGCCTGATACCATTACTCCATCTATGTATCTGCTATATCTGTCAGCAAATGCTCCAGCATCTCCTTATTCCGTTGTACAGACAAACAAGTCTATCACTGCTTTCAATATGCTTGACAAGATTCTTTTCTCATCTACCACTATCTATGTGTCTCAAAGTTTCTTCGGAAATAACGAGTCTAACAACGTTATAACGGATGTAGATATAGACACTACTGGATTGATTGAAAATTCTGGATGGCTTCTTTATCAACCCAACTTCCTTCGTCCATTTGCTCTTGCGAGTAACAATGCGATAGACAGGGTTCAGCTCTATGTGCAATACAGTTATATCGATGGCACAACCTATCCGTTGTTAATCAACGCTGGGAGTGGCTGGAACGCCAAGTTGGACTTTATCCGTAAGTATCAGTTTTAGCATTAAAAAATAAAACTGATTTATTATATTTTCGTCAATATAATAAATGAAAGGATTTGTTTATTCTTTGACCTCAATCGAGACACAAGATATTTACATTGGAAGCACTCGTCAAGAATTAAAATGGCGTTTTTCAGACCATAAGGCAGGATATAAATCATATGTTAATAATATTGGTAATTGGGTGTGTTCATTTGAGATATTTCAAAAGTGCTCTCCAGATACCATTAAAATAAATTTGTTGGAGGAAATAGAGTTCAAAGATATTCAAGATCTTCTAAAGGCTGAGCAGAAATGGATGGATTTTTATAAAGAAAATTTAGTAAATAAGCATACTGCCATTCAAAAATATTCAACAAGAAAGGAGTATAAAAAGGCTTGGTATCAACAACAACGATTGAAACCATCTTTCATCGAAAAGGCTAAGCAATACAATGAAGACCATAAAGAATATCAAAAAGAGTATAACGAGCAGTATCGTCTTGCAAATAGGGATAAAATAAAAGCACAACGTAGTGAGATGATTCGATGTGAGTGTTGTGATGTTGAGTTTATTCGCTCCTCTCTCCCAAAGCACAATAAGAGCAAAAAGCATCTCTCTAGACAGGTCGCCGAAGTTATTTTTCTCGATTAACATTCTAAAATAAAATTGATTGGCTAAATTAAAAACCCAACCAAAAAAAATAATTATTTTTATTCTACGTAGAATAAAATGTCCACAATTGATGCTACTGTTGTTCTCGATAATCGAGTTAACGTGTCATCAACTTATACCCAGCTTGTTCCCTTTACTGGTAATAACGTTAATTACTATTCTATTCAGGCAGATGGTACTGCCCCTTATCCTAGTCAGATTTATTTCAATAACATTGTTACGCCTGGTGGTCTTAATTCCACCTTGGTTGGGCGTAATATTCGCATCCGTTATACTCTGACAATAACTTGTGATAATCAGGGTATTGCTGGAAGAACTTCTGTTCAGTTCGCAAATACTCCTTATAGTGGAGCCGCAGCAGGATACGTAAATGCCGCCCTTCGTGCTTTTCCTCTGCAGTCCTGTTGTGATACTGTTTCTCTTCAGCTTAACGGTGCTACGACAACCATAAATTCTCGTCAAGTTCTTTCTGCTACTCAGCGCTTCCTTCCCAAGGACTTTATCGACCACCAAAGCACTGAATGCCCTTCTATGGCTGATAATCGTGCTGGTCTGCTTGCAGATCCGTTTAATGCTGCAGGTGCCGCAACAACTCAACTGATATCTAATCAGCCTCTGTCGCGATATGAGAATTCCCAAGGTCATACTCGTGCGAGTTTCTTGCCTATTGGTCCTGCTGTCCCCAATGTTAATCTTACCACTTGGACTTTTGAGGTATCTGAGCCTCTTATGGTTAGCCCTCTTGTACTCTGGGAAAATGATGTATTTTTGGGTCAGCTCTCGACTATGTCGTTGCAAATGAATTACTCTAATTTGCAAGATTGTTTCGCCACATCCCTTGGGGCATTCACAAATGGAGCTCCAGTTGTATCAATTATAAACGCATCATTGCAGTTGTGTTATATTCAGACAACTCCCGAGCTTGTTTCTGTGCCGAAAACGTTAAAATATGATTACGAAAACGTGGTTTATTTTCCTCAAACAATCTCTAATGCGCCTGGGACTGTTGCGTGTAATACAATTCGTCTTCAGACTATGCCCAAGATGATTTATGTTATTGTGCGGGATAGTCTTTCTACCGGTGGTCCCAGAACTCCCCTTCACGCTGATTGTTTCTATGGTATTGGTAATATTGGTGGTATTTCTACAGCTGGTGTATCGGTTCAAATCGGAACCCGTACAGGTTTGATGGCATCAGCCAGTCAAAAAGACCTGTATCGTATGGCTGTTTCTAACGGATATAACTCGTCATATGAGGATTGGACTTTTGGTTCTGGATCTGTTCTCGCGATCAATCCCGTAAAGGATCTCGGTGTTTCTCTTGAGGACTCTCTTCCCGGAGAAGTAAATGGAAACACCAATTTCCAGATTACTCTTCCTTGGACTTCTCTTCCCCAAGATTATGCTGGGAAGGGTATTGGTGCTAATGTCGAACTGGTTATAATCTGTGTATATGCTGGAGATATGTCGATTATGGCAGACACGGCCCTGTTCAATCTCGGCACTCTTACTTCCAGTGAGGTTGATTCCCTTATCAAACGTAACAAGTCTCTTGTCGGATCTGAGGCTGTCGCTTCCACGATGCCGGAAGGCCGTGGTCTTTTCGCGAGGGGTAAGACGATTGTCGGCCACGGTCAGGCAAAGTAAACGTTCATCAAAAATAATAAAATTTATTATCCTATGATAATAAATGAGTTCTTACAGAGATTTTGTAAAAGAAATGATGCCAAAAATGATGTCGCACCCTCCGAAGGAACGACTTAAAATGATTGCCGGAGAATGGCGAAAAAAGAAGGGAGTAGGCGGAGGATACATATCTGCTGCAGGTCTCGATGGGGGGAGAATGTCTGCGGCAGGTCTCGATGGGGGGAGAATGTCTGCAGCAGGTCTTCCAGACAAAAAAAAACGCCAAAAAATTGACTTGTCCGTAGCTTCTTCAAACGTACCTTTTAAAGTTGGAGGCGAAGGAGGTAAATGGCAACATCAACCCAAAGCTGTCGGTGGTATGTTGGGATTTCTTAAGCTCGGCCTTCCTGAGGGAATGAAGGATTCCAATAAATTATCAGTTGCTGGAGCTAAGAAATTGGCAGATCACATTGCTGTTGTAAAGGGAAAGGAATTTGCACACAGTGTTGTATCCACTCTGAAGAAGCTACTGGATAGTGTCGGCAAAAAAAAGACTGAATGAGGAGCATTACAGGATTTATCCCTAATTTTTTTATTCTCCAGAAATAAAAAAATACTTTAATAAATGGATCCGTTTATCATAATTTCCGTGATCTCTGCAACATCAGCACTGGTAGTAAGCGTGTTGACACATATAAAATACTCTACCTGTTTCGGGTTCAATGTTAGAACTCGAGGCGGGAGCGATAACTCCTTTGGAGCCCCCAGAGGGGATAGTCCAAGTACTCCGCTACTCCAAAATGTTAATCCCATAAATGTTAATCCCATAAATGTTAATCCCATAAATGTTAAGCCCATACAGGCCTCCTAAATAAATTCTGAACTGTCTTTGGAGGAGGAGGAATATTTATCTCTTCCTGTTTCTTGTGTTTGGTCTTATGTTCTGAGACCTTTGCAGGATGTTCACTTGCAACACTCTCAGCATCTGTTGTGGGGCAGGTACTACAATAAACAGTCTCACATTCTGTTTCTGTATCGCTTCCAGAATCGCTCGACTCTAACTTGAGATTATGAATTGCCATACCAAATGGATTACCAGATGCCTTTGATCTATCAGCCCGTGCCAATTCCAATTGTTTAGCCTCTTCCTTCTCCCGTAGCTTCTTCTCCTTCCTGAGGTGATAGAGTTCCTTTCGACGCTTATTTAATTTGTCTAAATAAATATCTCCACCTTTTTGGACATTCTCATAATGTTTCTCAAGAACGTGTTTCTTGTGCCTTTCATATGCATTAATTCTCCTGTCAAGTTTGTCTTTATCCTCGATACTATCTATAACTTTTTTTGCCTGCAAATACTCCTTCCAAGTTTTATCATCAAGTCCTGACATTTATATTAGAATAAAAATAATATAAAATTTATTATGAGTATTATAAATGACCGAGTCAATAAATAATAAAAGCTTTACTCCGCTGTTAGCAGGCCGAGTATATATTGGGACATATGATAGTGTCGCTCCATATGCCACGGCGACAATTAGTTTGTTAACCGATACCGCGTGTCAATTGGTGGCATACCAATCTCAAAATAAAATTCAACAGAACGTTACATCTTATAACACAGTTGGCGGTGTTCAATTTACCCAGCAATTGGACCTGACAGAGCCATTTGTATACTTCACAGTCCGTAACTCATCCGGCACAGATGGTACGCTGATGGCATTTACTGTAATCTATAGAACAAACCAAGTTCTCCCTCCTGTTGTTAGGGGATCTCAAAATCTGATTGGAGTAGATGGATTTACCACGGTGAATTTATCCAGACAGGCAGTCAAGACTCTAACTATTTTCGGAGAGACGAGTGCTCCAACAGTTCTCTCTGTTAAATTCTCAAATGACGGAACTAATTTTTTCCAGTCACAATATCAGTACTCTGTTACAGGAGTAGCTGGAGGAGCATTCGGATTTAGTATAAACGCGTGCCCATACTATCTACGGCTTGATTCAACAGTTACAGATGCTGTCCAGTCTGCTTTTCTAAATTACGCTTAATCAATATAATAATATAAAAAAATATTATATTAATATAATAAATGGATTCCGGAGGTATTTTGAAAAATGCTTCATCATTCCCCAAAAAAGTAGAAGGACTGGGAGAGATATTCGCGTCGATGAAATCGCGAGGAGATGGTCAGCTCTCCAAAATCACAGTTGATAATTATGTAAGGAAACTCCAACGGCTGGCAGTTATTGTTACTGGCAATACGTACACTGGTGACTTGAGTTGGATTAACGATCCGAAAGATGTGATTGAAAAGCTCACAAAGTCTGTTCTGGCAAGCAAGAAGGACTATCTTACTCCAGTCATTCGTCTGTTGAAACATTATAATTCTGAGAATGACACTATCGCACAATACCAGAAAGGTCTCGCAATGTTTAAGGGACAAGAAGATGTGGGACGAAAACAAAATAAGGCAAGCGCAAAGGAGCAACAGAATGCTCTTCCTCTAAAGACTATTCAGGCTAAAATTCGGGAATTCAAGCCAGAAAACGATGCGGAACTTGTCCAGAAAGTAATTGCAAGTTTCTATTTCCTAAACGATTCTTTCACTCCCAGAAATGACTTGTATGAGATGAAGCTCGCCAGCAACACCAAGAAACCAAACAAGATGGATCCCTCGTATAATTATGTTATTATTAACAAGCAGGGAGAAGCAGAAAAAATCATAATGAACAACTACAAGACAAAACATACTTATGGTCGCCAAGTATTTAGCATCTCAAAAGATTTGAAAGAAGTGCTGGATGAGTATCTCCACTCTTATAAAAAGATGGCAGGTGATTATCTCTTTGTAATGCGAGACGGCGCTCCATTCAAAGAATCTAACTTTAGGAACTTGATTGAGAGTAGTATGGAACACATTGTTGGAACTCCGATTAATATTGGTCTTGCCCGCAAGATTAAGATTACTGATTACTATTCCGCTGGCAAGCCCCATACCATCGCGCAAGATGAGGAGTTCGCAAGAGCATTCCTCCATTCCACAGGTGTTCAGAAAGAATATCTAAAAATAGACCTCTTCGATGGCCCTCCTCAGGATTCCTAAAATAAGGCATATTTTCCCTTGAAATTTAAAACTGATTTATTTTTACAACTTCGTAAAAATAACAAACATAATGACCGACAAACAATGCATAGTTGACAATCTTGACGATCCAGATAATTATTGCGTTGACTGTGGAGCATTTACTAATTATCGAGACGATACTGGAATTTGCGAGGGATGCGAGGCATATGATCTACAAAATGGAATATGTCGGGATATAGAAAAACTTTTGACTAATCATACCACAACAGAAGTTTACGATATGTATGAATATCTAAAAAATACTAAGTATATTAACAACACATATATTTCCGTCAAGTTCGGTTATTTACGTCTCACACTTTTTGTATCTCTTAGGATTAATGGAGAAGTTATACAAAACAGGGAAATTTGTCCTGAAGACTATAATTATTGCAAGAGGTGCGGAGAATTTACTGGAAAATTTACTACCAGTCTAGGAGTTTGCAAATCCTGCAAAAATGAGCGAGATAAAACACTTCTTGATTGGCTCTAATAATTCTAAATAATCATTTAGAATTCAATTTTAAACTCCGCGTTCATAGAATCGACTCTCAATGTGTGTAGGCTCAAACCATTTCATAACAACATCTCGTGCATCGATAGGATTGAAATCCTTACACGTGAATAAATCGAAGTAGAAGTCGCCTGTATCATCACAGAAGTGACAGCACGCATTGCTCGTGCTCAGAAGTTGGGACCAAGTGTAACCAGTCTTATTTTCCTTTCCAAAATGCACAATATCAGGCTCCCCATATTCCACCATATCAATAACTTTAACAAGCTCGTGACCGAATGCCTCAATAGCGTGAGGATCCTTAATATTCTTATTCCCAGCTTTACAATCCATCGAGAGAGTCCAACCCCAGATTGATTTAACAGACATTTTATTATAATGGGGATTTTATTTTATTATTTATTCAGTATGACCGACGCAACATAATAACAGACCATAATTATAGCACCAAGTGTAATTCCTTCCAATGAATACTTCTCAACGTAGTTCATTTACTATAAGTGGTATATTATTAAATACTAATATAAGATATAATATAAGATATTACAGTATATCGACAGTATATTACAGTATATCATCAGTATATCACTATAAGAACCCAGTATATTAGAGGCAAAACGTGCCTATATAATATTATATAGGCACTAAATTTAGTCGATATAAAGCTTTTTTGATATTAATTCTTATAGTTTATCTTAAATTATTATATTTATTATATCAATTATTATAGTTTTAAAATAAAACCGATTCTTAAAATAATAAAATATAATAAATGACAAATTTAATTCCGGTAAAAGATTTTTCAGGATATTTTATAAATATTCTTGGAGAAGTTTATTCTTCAAGAACGAGTAGTCCTAACGCAAAAAATTCTACCAAACTAAGGCTACTAAAACAAACAACAAATAAAATGGGCTATAAAGTTATTGGGTTTGCTCGTGATGATAATCAACGAACTAAGATGGTTTCGATTCATCGTCTTATTGCTCTACACTTTATTCCGAACGATATTGGTCCTCTTGCTGTCGTAGATCATATTAATCGCAACAAATTGGACAATAGAATTGAAAACTTAAGATGGGTTACTCGAAGTGACAATGCGCGCAATTGCGACAAGTATGATAATGCAAAAACACGCAAGAAAGAATGTGTCGAAATTATTTGCGATGACTCATCAACGCATTTTGATTTATCGGAATGGTCTAATAGTGACGCTGGTATTGAATATGTTTTTTCTAAGATAACATCAAGAACCAATGAACCTCTAAAACAAAAAACAATTTCAACCTATATTCAAAGAATAAAAACTATAAATAAACTTATTACTGGGACTGAATATAATGGAAATATTGAATGGATAAATGATGCTGATAATGTTATTTCTAAACTCGGTCTGTCAGCATTTTTAAGTAAAAAAGATTATGTGACTCCATTGATACATATCCTCACAACACAAACTAATAATGTTAATACAATCTCGAAATATAGAGTAGCATCATCCAAGATATAAAAATGATTTCCTGTTTGAATGTCCTAAAAGAAAATGACAAAGACTATTCTTATTGGAGCACAACCGTTTGGACAATGTGAGGAGTGCGGATTCAGAACTGGATACAAAAGAAATGAGTTTGAATGTACAAAGGCAATCAAAAAACATATTTGGCTTGCTCATTCTGTCAGGGATAGTTTCAGGATCGATGACGGTTCAGGTGGACAAAAGAAAACATTCAATAATATGAAGGACGTTCTTGAGTTTACAAAACAACCATTGAATTATGTTCATCTATAAAATTATTATTATAATTTCCATTATAATAAATGCCGTATGAACTCGAACAACATAGTCCACGATTGTGGTTTGTTGTCAATGTAGAAACAGGAAAGAAGCACGAAGGAAAGCCCATCTCTCTCAAGAAAGCAAAGGCGCAACTTAGAATCCTTAAGAGTGCTGAAGTCAAGCCTAAGAAGATATCAAAATCAAAAGTCAAGGGAGGAGTTCTTCCAATTCAATATCTTAATATGGGTCTATTATTCCAGCAGGCATTTCCAGATGGGATGTCGCAAGAAGAAATGGATTGGATATATGATAATATTTCAGCCAAACTGAATGCAAATCAACTAAATACAGAAGATGTAACTCCAGCTCTTATTCAAAATCTTATGGTTCAATTTAACAGAATGAATGAATTAAAAAAGGGTGGATCTCTCAAAGCTACAAAAACTAAGAAAAAATCAAAAGTTAAGGGAGGAGCATTAGATGCTCATAACGAACCCTATATAGAATATTTGAAAAGTCATCCTGATCCATACTTTGAATACAAGGATAAGGCTGAAAAATTAAGCGAGGAGATTTCAAAATTTGCTAAAAATGCTAATAGTCTTCGGGATTTGACAGCGTTGAAAGATCAATTAAAAACTCTTACTGATAAAAAATCTCCAACACAGGCAGATCTTGATCAGATAAAAAATCTTGCAACACAAATTAGAAGTCTTAATCTTACGAGGTCTACCAAAGCAGGAGATCCTGCCATAGAACAAGATCCTGCCATAGAACAACAGAGGAAAAAATTAATGGATGAGATGGTACAGAATGATAAAGATTGGAGAGAGTATTGTAAAGGTAG